TGGCGCATCGTATGAGAATGGATGAAATCAAAGCTCAAGCCGAAATGGTGAAAGCAGAGACTTCAAACGTAAGAACTCAAAACAATGTACAAATCAATACTGAGGGTTTGCCATTTGGCCAAGGTAATTACGGAAAGCTAATGGAGAAACTACTCAAGGAGGACTAATCCTTAGAGAACTTCAATGCTCGCAGAAATTGCGATGGCGAATGCTGCGTTTGGCGTAATAAAAGAAGCAATTGGAAACGGTAAAGAGCTGTATGATATAGCTGGAGCCGTCTCTAACTTTTTTGATAGCAAAACTGAACTACAGAGAAAATCCAATAAAAATGGATACAAAAGTGATTTACAAGCTTTCATGGAGCTTGAAAAGCTCAAAGAGATGGAAGAACATCTTAAAGAGCATATGATCTGGGCGGGTCGTCCAGGAATGTGGGATGACTGGCTTCAGTTTCAAAAGAAAGCCAAAGAAGAACGAGAGCAAAGAGAAAAAGAAGAACGTGAAAAGCGAGCATACTATGCTCAACTCGCGTTGTACGTAGTATACTTTATCTGCGGAATGGCACTTTTTGTACCTACATTGTTTCTTATTCTTACACTACTAAAATGATGAATATAGAAGATCGAGTTGTAGCAATTGAAAAAGAAATGTCTACTCATGAAGCTCAGTGCGAAGAAAGGTGGAAAACTACCTTCAATCGACTTGAAGAAATTGAAGAGACATTATCTCGAATGGAGAGTCGACTTCTTGTAGGCGCAGGAAGCATGATTCTATTTTTGGCAGGTATAATTGTATCATTGTTAATCGAATGAAAAGAAACAGGCCAAAAGACATTGATAAGTATATTAATGTTCGTATCTCGCAATTAAAGCAAGATATGAATAAAGCTTCGGATGAGTACGATAAGCAATGGTATAATCGACTTATTCAAGAACTATGTTGGGTAAAAAGTCAACAGCATAATTGTTATATGCAAGAATGGGAGTATCTTCCATAAGAGAAAGCAATGCCTTACGGTAAAGGAACTTACGGTAAAAAACGTGGTAGACCATCAAAAGCTGCAAAAAAGCGCGGCAAGAAAAAGAGGGGCATGAAATGATTGACATACTAATTGGAGCAGTTATTGGCTGGTTTGCACATATTGCATGGGCCAAGTGGGGTCACAACCTCGTAGACCTAAAGAAAGGCGAATAAAATGACATATACTTTTTATAAAGGCGCATGGATTTTAAAAACTACAGAAGGCAAAGAAGTTGCGCGATTTAAAACAAGACGTGATCTTTTAAAGTTCATGCATGAGAGACCTAATGCCGGTACGCAAGAAACGGTCAGTAAAAAAGAAGAGCCCGTTGAAGAAGAAGAGAGTATCGAGGAGGAAGAAATCCTCGACGAGGAAGAAGACGACAGCTAAACCTCTTTCAGCTGCAACTCGTAAAACTCTTGCGGCAAAAGCAAAGAAAAGTAGATATACTCTTGGGCAACTTGTAAAAGTATATCGCAGAGGCCAAGGCGCATTTCTATCTTCGGGATCTCGCGCTGGTGTCGGAATGGCTGGCTGGGCTATGGGTCGTGTTAATTCATTTATAAGAGGAGGACACTCGCAAGATAATGATATCAAACGCGGGGCCAAAAAACGGAAGAAGTAGAATGGAAGTTAATTCTATAGCTGCTACTGTACCTACTTCTTATGAAAAAGATTACACCGTACAATCCATTGCCAAAACTCCCGATGCAAAATATAAAGTAACAGATACAATCTATACTGTCATAACTTATGACAAGAATGGTAAACTTGATCAAAGTACAAATATCCGTTATTTAGATTATATAATATGAAAAAACGAAGAGGCCCGCCTAAGGATAAGAAAACTCGTATACCTAAGAAGTATCTTAGCGGTACAAAAGGTAAGCGGCGTTCAGACTTAGCTTCTGCAATTAAAAAAATTGCAAAGCTTTACAAAGAGGGAAAACGAGTTCCCAGGTCCCTAATTAAAAAACGTGTAGCGTTAGGGAAGAAGAAAACGAATGGCCGTAAGAAAAAGAAAAGGCGGTAGAAAAAAACATCCCGCCCTCAAAAGAGCTGGAGTCTCTGCTTTTAATAAGCCCAAGAGAACTCCAGGTCATGCAAAAAAATCCCATGTTGTCGTTGCAAAAGTTGGTAGCAAAATTAAAACTATTCGATTCGGACAGCAAGGCGTAAAAGGTTCTCCAAAGAAAAAAGGTGAGAGCAAATCCTACGCTGCTCGTCGTCGTTCTTTCAAAGCTCGTCATGCTCGCAATATCGCAAAAGGCAAAATGTCTGCCGCTTACTGGGCGAATAAGGTAAAGTGGTAATGATGAATAAAACTTATACAATTCCAACAAAGGGTGCAACTACCCATCCACTACAAGTAGTAACACTTGCCGACAAAGACGCAAACTTAATCAGTAGTTTTGGAGCTTCTGCAAATATTCCAATTGCTGAAGGAAATGTAGTAGGTTTCTCTCATATTAATAAGTTTGGGTATCGAGATACAATTCCAAATACTTTTCAAACAGTTTGGGATGGAACTACAGATTATGCATACAGTGCTGCAGCAGTTGTAAGTGCTGTTTCGGATACTCCTGCTACTGATGATGGCGGTACTGTAGAAGTACAAGGACTAGATCAAAATTATAATGCTGTAACTGAAACTTTAACTATTGGAGGACCTGCTTCAACGGCTCAATTTGTTAGAGTTTTTCGAGCACGAATGGTTACTGCAAATACGGGCGTAACAAATGTAGATGAAATTCGTATTCAAAACGGAGGCACGGACGAAGCAATTATAAAAGCAGGAGCAGGTCAGACTCTTATGGCCTTGTATACAATTCCTGCAGGTAAGACAGGTTATTTACTTAAAGTAAATGGATCTATTGATGCAAATAATGATGCACTCTTTAGGTTGTATGCAAGACCTTTTGGTGGGTCGTTCAATGTAAAAGGGCAGTTTGGAGTATTTGCTTCTGGATTTAATTATGATTACCCCGTACCTTTAAAATTTGAAGAAAAGACTGATATAGAAGTCAAAGCTCTTTCACAAAATAATGTAGGTGGCGGCGCCATTTTTGATATTATTTTGAAAGATAACTAAAAACTAATATGGGCGAAGAACTAGAGAAAAACGGGTATCACCCAGCAGATACAAATGGCGACGGCAAAGTAGATGCAGAAGAAAAAGCAATGTATATGGAGTTCAAGCGAAAAGAGCTTGAAGATGCAGATGCAATGCGAGATGCTCAAAGAAATATGACTTGGTTTGCTCTGTTTGGAATGTTGATGTACCCTGGAATGGTTGTTCTAACTGATTTTATTGAACTTGATAAAGCCGCAGCAATTCTTGGAGATATGGCTCCCACATATTTTGTCGCCGTTGCTGGTCTAGTTGCTGCATTCTTCGGAGCACAAGCCTGGAGCGGTAAAAAGTAAATGGACCTCATACTTGATCTTGCAGTAACCTTTTGGCAGTGGACTATTGTTATAACACTTATTATAATTGGTTTTATTGCAAGTATTTTTGATGGTCAAGGAGAGAAACGAGTAAACTTTGAATACTCCGAAATGCCGCACATGAAGCCCATAAGAATAGAAACAGCAGATAAAGGATTTTGGAAAGCAATCTGGATGTGGCTACTTGGTGTAAGACAGTGGGAAATTTGTGACGACTTTCATTTCTCTCTAGACGGAGAAAGATATGTTATTCCCAAAGGTTTCCAATTTGATGGTGCATCAGTACCTAAGTTTCTCGCAATGTGGTTATCGCCCACTGGAGTCCTTCTTATGGGCGGTCTTGTTCACGATTATGGCTATAAGTACGGGACACTTATGAGAAGCGACCGTACCGTTATTGGGCCTCAAACTCAAAAATGGATGGACAAACTTTTTCGGGACATTTGTATTGAACAGAACGGGTTTAAACTATTAAATTATTTGGCATACTGGGCATTGAGGCTCGGAGGTTTTGTAGCATGGAATGGACATCGCAAACATGATCCAAAAGATTAAACATTGGTGGTTAACTCTCATTCGAGAAGAGTGGGAACTGACAATTTTCTTTCCTGGAGAAACAAAAGTTTTACCTGATGGAACTCGAATAGAGTCAGGCAACCCTAAAACTTATCGTGCAAAAGAACTTAAAAAAATAAGTACTACTCATTTAATATTTGTTGACTTAGACGGCGTAAAACATGAAATTAAAGTTGTAAACCCTGTTGGATACGATTTAAGGAAAGTATACTAATGTTAGGACTCATAAAAGCAATGCCTTTAATTCTTGTTGTAGCAGGCGGAGCATATGCTTATCATACTACTACAGTCAGTAAAGCAGAGGCAAAAATTGCAAGACTTGAAGTAAATGTAGTGGTGTTAAAAGAAAATGCAGCAAAGTTAGATGCAGCGTTTGAAAGCGAAAAAGCCGCAAGAGAAAGAGCAGAACAAAACTTGCAAGTTCAGCTAGAAGCAGTCTCTGCCTTAACAGAAAAAAATACAGAAATGCAAGCAGAGATGGATGATTATCTTTCTATATTTAAAAGACATAATCTTACTAAGTTAGCACGAGCAAAGCCCGGGCTCATAGAACCACGAATAAATAAAGGTACAAAAGAAGTATTTGAAGCGATAGAGCAAGACAGTGTAGAGGTGGAAAATGCGGATACTAACTAGTTTTTTAATGATAGCATTTTTATCTGGCTGTTCTTTTATGAAATCTGAGCCTCTACCAACCCCCGAGCCTGTAATAAAAACAGTTACAGAATATAAAACACTGGAAATTTATCAGCCTCAGCTCCCTAAAAGAATAGATTTACAAGATGTAGAATTTTTTGTAGTCACAGAAAAAAATCTCGAGGAACAAATTGCTCGTATTTCAAAAATGCAAGACGGCACATTTGTAATTTTTGGGCTAACTCCTCAAGACTATGAAAATATGGCCTACAATCTTCAAGAACTGCGAAGATATATACGGCAGCAAAAAGAAATAATTATTTATTATAGAGAAGCCACCAAAGTAGAAGGTCAGTAGCTATGGCAGTAGAAGTTAGCCGAGCTGATATAATTTCAGAAAAATTAGTCGATTCACAATCTGAGACAAGATTTCTCAAACTACCAGTAGCTCAATATCTTGAACTACTCGGCGTAAGTCCTCTGCCCTCTCAGATGGCAATTATAAATGCGATAAATAATAATAAGTATCGCTTCGTTGTTGCTTCAATTTCAAGGCGACAAGGAAAAACATATATAGCGAATATTATCGGGCAACTAGTTTCTTTAGTACCTGGATCTAATATTCTAATCATGTCTCCCAATTACTCCTTGTCTCAGATTTCTTTCGACTTACAAAGACAACTAATTAAACATTTCGACCTAGAGGTAGCAAAAGACAACGCAAAAGATAAAGTTATTGAACTTACTAATGGTTCTACAATTCGTATGGGTTCTGTAAATCAAGTAGACTCTTGTGTTGGTCGTTCTTATGATCTAATTATTTTTGACGAGGCAGCTCTTGCAGATGGAGAAGACGCTTTTAATGTAGCACTTCGTCCCACTCTTGACAAAGACAATTCCAAGGCAATTTTTATATCTACGCCGAGAGGAAAGAACAACTGGTTTGCAAAGTTCTTTCACAGAGGATTTAGTGATGAATTTTCCGAATGGGCCTCGATACGAGCGACTTATAAAGATAATCCTCGCATGTCTGAAGCGGATATTGCGGAAGCTAGAAAAAGTATGTCCGAAGCTGAGTTTAAGCAAGAATATGAAGCTGACTTTAATACTTATGAAGGCCAGATATGGAATTTCAATCACGAAGAGTGTATCGCAAATCTAGAAGAGCTTGACACCTCTCGTATGGAAATTATTGCAGGGCTTGACGTAGGGTATAGAGATCCTACTGCTTTTTGTGTAATTGGATATGATTGGGAAGCAGAAACATATTACGTACTTGATGAGTACATGAACAGTGAAAGAACAACAGAGCAGCATGCAGCAGAAATTTCTCGTCTGCAGAAAAAATGGGATATCGATTTTATATTTATAGATTCTGCAGCTCAGCAAACTCGCTTTGACTTTGCACAGCAGTATGATATAAGTACTAATAATGCTAAAAAATCAGTGCTTGATGGAATTGCTCATGTTGAACGTATAGTGGATAATGATAAACTTATTGTAGATCAAAACTGTAAAGAAGTAATTGCTTCTTTGGATCAATACCAGTGGGATCCTAATCCTAACTTAGCAAAAGAAAAACCCAGGCATAATATGGCATCTCATATGGCAGATGCTTTACGATACGGATTATATTCTTTTGAAACTTCTTCAACTAGTTTTTAAGACACCTTTTCAAAAATAATGTTTGACAAATTATCCTTCCCGTTATATAATTCTGGTATAAAAATATGAAAAAGGCCCGAAAGAAAAGTTCAAGGCTAAAAAGAGACCCTGTAAAATACATACGAGATAAAGCAAAATCTCTATATGAAAAAGACACTGAATGTTATATTTGTGGTCAATCAACTACACTAGACTTTCACCATTTTTATACGTTAACGCCACTTTTAAGGAAGTGGCTACAAGAGAAACAAAAAGCTCGCCCAGAGCATTACATTGACGAATATATAGTCATTTGGCGAGATGAATTCATAGAAGATAACTGGGCAGAACTTTACGAACATACCGTAACACTGTGCCACAATCACCATGTACAACTTCATGGTATATACGGGCGAAACCCTTCTTTAGCAACTGCAGATAAGCAGAAAAATTGGGTAGAGATACAGAGAACTAAACATGGCATGGTATAATTTTGGATTTGGAAAAAAGGATACAGAAGAAAAACTGAATCCAATACAGCCATACTATGAAAAAACTACGGAGCCTAGTAAAGAATATACTTACAGCTACGAAAGGGCTTACGAAGATTTAGAGATTGTAAATCGTGGGGTAAATATTCTTGTAGATGACTGTGCGGAAATTGACGCAGTTGTTCATGAGCAAATGCCCATACAAGGAGTTGTAAAAGGAATAAAAGGCTCTCGTATAGCAAAGCTACTTAACCAAGAGCCAAACCCTTTTCAAGATATTTCCTCTTTTCGACGAAATCTTTTTACTGATTACATTCTAGACGGCAATATATTTATTTATTATGATGGTGTACATTTATACCATTTGCCTGCTAGTAAGATGACAATTCATGCAAGTAAAAAGACTTTCATAGACCATTACAGCTTTGACGGTAATGAGCAAAAATTTTCTCCAAGTGAGATTATTCACGTAAAAGAAAATTCTTTTTATTCTATTTATCGAGGCGTATCAAGATTAAAGCCCGCACTTCGAACAATGCGTCTCATGAGAAGTATGCGGGATTTTCAAGATAACTTTTTTAGAAACGGCGCAGTCCCGGGACTTGTAATTAAATCTCCAAATACTCTTTCTGAGAAAAATAAAGAAAGAATGATACAATCTTGGACAGCACGATACCGTCCAGACGCAGGTGGCAAGCGTCCTCTAGTGCTAGATGGCGGTATTGAAGTAGACGAGCTTTCTAAAATTAATTTTAGAGAATTAGACTTTCAACAAGCTATTTCCGAAAATGAAAAAATTATATTAAAAGCATTAGGAGTTCCTCCGCTACTTATGGACTCTGGTAATAATGCAAATATTCGCCCAAATATGCGAATGTACTATTTAGAAACAATTCTTCCTATTGTCAAGAAAACAAATAAAGCGTACTCTCGATTTTTTGGATTTGATATTGGAGAAGATATTACAGATATTCCTGCTCTACAGCCTGAGCTGAGAGACCAAGCAACTTTTTACACTTCCCTTGTAAATGCAGGAATTATAACACCTAACGAAGCTAGAGTTGCTATGAATTTTGATGAACTGCCTGATGCAGATGAAATTCGCGTACCTCAAAATATAGCTGGCAGCGCAGTAGATCCATCACAAGGTGGTCGACCTACTGAAAATGGAGATGATGACTAATGGCTTCACGAAACAGATTAAGACAAGCTGTAAATAAGATATTAATACAGCAATTTAAAGATTGGGGACTCCCAGAGGATATTGACTACAAAAGCTATTGCAGCATTGTTGATAAGCCTGTAACTCCTAAGCAAATTCAAAAATCTTTTTATAACTGGAGAACTGCTGTTCATTCCGTTAGAATTATGGATAAATCAGTATTTGCTCCCAAGCAGAAAGCAGCGCCTAAAAAAGAAGAGCCTAAAAAAGAAGCTCCAAAAGAACCTGCTAAGAAAGTAGAGAGTAAAAAAGATGATAAATAAGGTTTTTAATTTTACGTCCACTTTTAAAGCTCTTCATGAAGATGAAGACGGAGGCGTTCATATCTGCGGTATGGCAAGTACTCATGATGAGGATCGTGCAAACGATGTCATTATGGCAGAAGCATGGACAAAAGGCGGGCTTCGAAATTTTGAGAAGAATCCAATCATTCTTTTTAATCACGATTATAATAAGCCAATTGGCAGAGCAACAGGTCTTAAAGTGACAGAAAACGGCCTGGAACTCAAAGCAAAAATTTCTAAATCTGCGCCCGATTCTGTAGCGCAATTAGTAAAAGAAGGCATTCTTGGAGCTTTTTCTGTTGGTTTCCGAGTCAAGGATGCTGATTATATAACGGAAACTGACGGATTAAAGATTAAGGATGCTGAATTGTTCGAAGTATCAGTTGTATCGGTACCTTGTAATCAAGCAGCAACTTTTTCTCTGGCAAAATCATTCGACTCTATGGAAGAGTATAATGATTTTAAGAAAACTTTCACCAATCGTGTAGATCTAGCCGGTCAGTCTCTGGCTAAGGATGAAAAATCATCTGTAGCTAGTGAAACACCGGACGAAGCGGACAATTCCGTTAAACAGGAGATCAAAATGTCGGAAGAAGTAAAAACTCCCGAAGTCGACTTGGAAGCTTTTGCTAAGAAGGTAGCAGAGGAAACTGCTGCTAAAATTGCAATGAAGCAAGCCGAGCAAAAAGCTGCCGAAGAAAAGGCAGCACAAGAAGCCGCTGAGAAGGCCCAGGCAGAAGCGCAAGCCAAAGCTCAGCAAGAAGCTGAAGTTCAAACAGCTATTAAAGTTGGTGTCGAGTCAGGCGCTGATCGTTTGATGGCTGATGTTGAAGCCAAGCTGGCTGAAAAAGATGCCAATATGGCAGAGGTTATCGCTCAATATAAGCGTGACCTCGAAGAGAAGAGTGAAGAGCTCGAGAAGATGCGTGAGTCTAAGCGTGTATTCGCTGACCGTGCTTCTTCAGCAGATCTCGAAAAGCACTCAAAAGAGTTGATGTATGCCCATATGCTGG